CGCTGAAACCCCAGTCTGCGCCCTGCCTCAGAATCCACTCGGGGCTGGTGTCGAATTCCTCGATGCGCCAGTTCTTGAACACCCGCGCTTCGCTGTTGCGCCTGTATTCACCAAGCCACACATGGGCGAACTTGTCAGGATCGCGCTTCTGGTCATATTCCAGTTCATCGCGCAGAACCTGCGGCAACCAAGGGTTATCGCGGTAGTTCGCCTTAACGACGATGGCATCAGGAGGCGGTTTCTCGCCCCTCAGAAGCACATCAATAGGGTCTGTCGCTAGGTCGGGGTTCCAGCTAAACCACAACTGAGAACCGGGCTTGCGGATCGTAGGCCGCAGGATGTCAAGGCTGCGCTGACTCAGGCCGTGCGCTTCTTCTGTCCAGGCTGCGTCGAAGTCTTCCAGCGACTTGATTGAGTCCGCTGTGTGGTTCTGCAAGCCTTCAAAGATCGTGACGCCGCCGTTCTTGGCGATGATGCGGCGGTCTTGAACGTCAAAGTACGCGCCCGCGTTGTGCGCTTCTATCTTCTGCTCTAGCAGTTTCTTAACGGAGAACTCTAGCGAGCGCTGCACTTCCCGCAGGCACACGCAATCAAACTTCTCTGCTATCGAACGCCTGAGCCACTTGCCGCCGAAGTAGTGCGACTTCGATGACCCCCGGCCACCGTAGGCCCCAAGGTAGCGCGCATCTCTCTCAAGGGGCAGGAACGCCCGCGCTATCTCAACCCGCAGGATCGACGACAACGCACTCAATCCGCTCGAACTTGACGGCCCCGCTATGCTCAACGTCCGTCTTGTCGCGCCAGTCGCTGGGCTTCCGATTCTTCAACCAGAAGATTGCAGCGGTTGTGTCGGGCGGATAGAACTTGCGGATTGGCGTCTGCACAATCTCACCGTTCACCACGCGAATATCAACCTCGTCGCGCTCATACCCCACGGCGCGCTCAAACAAGCTGCGCTCGACTCTTTCGTCAGTCGGGGCCTTGCCAGCCTTTAGGGCCTGACAAAACTCGGGATATGTGTTCTTCCAGCGGTACAGCGTGCGAGCGCTGACATCAAAGAAGTCTGCTAACTCTTGGTCCGTCGCGCCTTGCTCGCACTGCTCTAGCGCCTGCTGGATGTACTCAGGCTTGAAGTCTGTGGGGCGGCCCATCTTGTCGCCTTTCGGCTTGCATGGCGTCAGTGCGCGCCAAGTCGCAAAAAGAAAACCCGCCGAAGCGGGCTAAGAGCTTTCGCTCAGGAGGAGTGCGAAACCGCTAGAGGCAACTTCGCCCGCACATTTAGCCACACTGCAAAACGTGTGTCTATGGCCGTGCCCTACACCAGCGCAGCCAGCATATCCACCGCGTCCGCCACCAGTTGCGCCCGCTGTGTGTCGTCTGTTGGCAGTCTTGGGCTAATCCATACGCTTGCGCCTGTTGCCCTGTTCCTTGCCAGCATCCGAAGGGCCGTCCGATATGGTTCCTGCATGCCTTCAACAAGGTTGCCGATTCGGCGCGCGTGCAGACCCCTCGCGTCTGTCTCGTCAGCGCCGTTTTCGCTATCGTATTGGCGGCTTACCTTGTATCCAACGGTGTACGGACACTCGGGCGGGAATCCGCTGACAGGAACCCAGCCGCCTTCTATGCGGTGCCACAGCGCCAGCATGTCTAGCAATTCCGCAATGAGAGGAATGTCGTCACGCTTCATCCAGACTCCTAGCCAGCGTCAGAGCGCCAGCGACATCCCGAATAGTCGCCACCGGGCCGCCGTTCCAATCGGACATGAACGCCTGTTGCAGCGATGTATAGCGGCCTTTTGCTGTCTTCACTTCCACCAGCACCGTGCGCCCGTTCTTGCCCGCCAGCAGGTCCACCGGGAGCCCGATGATCCAGACCTTGCAGCCAGCGGAGCGCAGGGCTTCCACAATGGCGGCTTGGTTCTCGTCTACGCGGGCGGCTCGCCTCAAGCCATCCCCCAAACGCTATTCACCATCTTCACCCGCGCAATCTCCGCCACCTTCGGCGGCGCTTCGCCAGGCCACCACGTAGCCCAGCGGACATAGCCCCGGCAGTGCACCATGCGCGCCACCGATAGCTGGTAGAGGTAGTTCCCTGCGGTTGTGCTCTTGATGCCCATTCGCTCGGCCACCTCGGAGCACGATATCCCCGGGTTTGCGGTCACGATGTCCAGCGCGTCCTGCTCACGCGGCCACAGCTTCTGCGCGAGAAGGCTGGCCTGCTTGATGCGTGCAATGTTCATGCTGCCAACTCCCATACGCTTGCAACGCCTGGCTTGCCAAGTGGCGGCACATCGTTAGCTGATACGCACAGATGCGCGGGCATCTGCTCTGTCCAGACGTTCGCCCACTCATACGCGGTCTTGTTCATCACGTACCGCGCTTTGTCCTCTGCGGCCTTGCGTGCGTAAGCGTCACGCTTTGCCTGATACGCCTCGGAGATTCCGGGAGGCCCCCAGCGGGTTGCAGTGCCCTTGGGATGGCTGCGATCCACCTCCCCGGCCTTGCGCAGCTCTACTAGGTACTTTTGCACCGTTATGCGGCTAAGTCCTGATGCGCGGCATATGTCCATGCGCTTGACGCCTTCAAGGCCGCCAGCAACGGCAAGGCGGCGCACGGTTTCCCGGTTCGCCTCACGGTTGCGCTTGTTGGCGGCTTGGTTGTTGGGCACTTTGCTTGGCATCAGATGATCCCCGAGCGGATAGCCTGAGCCACAGCCTCAGCAGCGTTGTTCACGCGCATCTTCAGATACACGCGGCGCATGACGTCTTTCGTCGTGTTGATGCTGATTCCGAACTCGCGCGCCACGTGCTTCTGGTGCTTGCCTTGGGCCAGCATGACCAGCGCGGAGACTTCTCGGGGGCTGAAGGTAGGTTGTTTCTGTTCCATGTCACTGCACCACTTGAAGACGACGCGCGGCCATGCCGACACGCACGGGCTCAGTCCTGTTGCTGATGGCCTTCGCACCGTTCGCCTCAGCGTGCAGGCCGATGAGTTGCACCGGCTCTTGGTATCCGCTGGCGTTGTGCGCGCGGTACAGGTCGCAGAAGCGCTTTTGCGTGAACGGCAGTTCGTCGGTGCTGATGTGGCACAGCTTGGGCCAGCCGCCCATGTCATTGACTGCCGCATGGATCGCGTTGTCCCCAAAGTCGGGACTGGCATAGGCCCCGACTTCTGACATGGCGCGATACACCTTGCTCCACGCGACTAGGCTGCGGTCTGTCTTGGTGCCCTGCAGCGCCTTCACGATGTCCGCGGGCTTGGGTGCGAACTGCCCATGCTCCGGGTCTGTGGCGTGCGTGGTCATCGCCTTGCGAACCTGCTCCATGTCGAAAGGCTGGCAGGCCTCCCACCACACAGACAGGGCAAAGGTGCTCACGTCCTTGCCGTAGAAGGCCAGCGCGTCGGTCAGAAGGCGCTGAAACTCGGATGCTTGGTCATTGCGCATTGCGCGCCTCCATTTCCTTGAGCCATTGCTCGCCAACGGCGCGGTTTCGTAGCTCGATGGCCTCCTGCTTGTTCGGCAGTGGGCCGCGGAGAATCTGCCCAGCCGCGGCGGTGGCGCGCTCCCTGTCGCCCTTGACGCAGGCCAGGACGTAGGCGAAGCCGTTGGCCTTGTCCCTTGCCTTGCCTGCCGCCGCGACGAACTCGCCCTCGGTGGCCCCAGCCTCCAGCAGCGTGGCCAGCATCGGGTGCGAGGGGTTCACGTCCGGGATGCCTGCGGCTTTCAGGGCTTTGCAGACCACTGCGCCAGGACTCGGCCGGAAGTCGCCCGCAACCCCCTGGGGGGTAGGGGGGGTTTCTTCCTTTCCTTTCCCTTCCTTTCCCTTCCCTTCCCTTCCTCCCTGCGCGTCGTCGTCGCGTGCTGACGCGACGTGACGCGTGGCGACGCGTGGCTGTCGCGTGCTTTTCTGTGCCTTCGCGTGGGGGTCGGGCAGGATGCTGGCGCTCTCGCGTGGGTTGATGTGCTGATGCCGGGCGAATTGCGGGATGTAGGCCAGTCCGTCGCCGTACAAAACCACCAGACCACGCTGCACAAGCTCATCACACAAAGCGTGGATGTCGCAGTTGTCAGCGGGGAAATAGCGCAGCTTGAAGGTGCCGGGCTTCCACTGCAGGCGGCCTTCCTTGTCGGCCTCGCACCAGGTGGCTTGGTACAGCAGGCGGGCCAGCGCAGACAGGCTCACAATGTCCTCGCTGGTGAAGAACTCGGGCTTGATCGTGCGGATGCGGGCCATTACGGCTTCCCCTTCGCGCAGTCCGCGCACTTCCACGGCATACCGCGCTTGAACACGCCACCGGCCTGCAACTTGATGCAGCCGCACATGAAGCGGCGCGTTATGACGAAGCCAGTTCCGGGATGGCGTGACTTGTCGGTCACGTCGCGGGCCGGGCTGTATGCGTTGCTGCCGCTCATTCGGGAATCTCGATAGACAGCGCCTGCACGGCCTGCGCTATCCGATGGGAGAACCCAGCGGCCACCAGGGCGGCTGCAAATGCGTGCAGCATGTGATCTAGGTCGCCGTCACCTTGCACGGACACGTTGGCCTCTTGTTTGCCACCGTGGGCGTACTCTCCGACGACGCTGATCCGCACCGTGTGTGTCGGGTTGCTCACTTGCTAACCCCTGATCCGCGCTGCTGGCTTCAGGTGCGGCAGGAACAAGTCCGGGCGTTCCAGCTTGACGCGGGCCGGTATGCCTCGCGTCAGCCAGTTAAAAACGCGCTGCGTGCCGCCGTCCTTGTCAATGCCAAGAAGCTCGGCAACCTTCGCGCATCCGCCTAGGTGTTCTATGAGTTGTACGTCATTCATGGCGCCAATACTAAACCACCCGTAGAGACTTGGCAACCCTGCATATCTGCAAAAAAGCAGATTCAGACTGCAAAAGTGCAAGGACAAACCGTTGACGTTTCTCTACCGCACGTTTAGTATTCATCCCATCGCATCAACAACAGATGCAGGAGTGAACGACATGACATGCTGGGCAAGCCAGGCCGCCGACAACCACGCGGCACAAGAAGACGCCGCAGAGGCACGCGCCGCTTTCGTGGAGCGGTTCGCACAGGACGCCGCTGACGAGCTTCTGGCCGAAGACGGCAACGCGCAATACCTGCTGGGCAAGACTGACGCGCTGGAAGCCCTGCTGCTGGCCGTGCTGGATGCCGACCCGCAGAACGCATACACCCGCATCGTCGCCATGCGTGACGGC